AAAGTGGTACGTGCCATTGAATTTCAGTCCTTCTTGCACAAGGGTTCGCCCGGCCGTCTGTGCAACGTCCGCCTGATCGGTCTGCCGGGCTGGGAATATTCAGGAGAGAAAAGACGACGGGAGCGAACCCCCGCCGTCATAAGTTGGGCTCTTAGGCAGCGCCTTCCGAGCCGTACACACCGCGCCAGTCGGTCCAGCCGGCCGAATAACGCTCGGTGGCCTTGTGCTTGGCGTTGGATGTGTCGAAATCGCCATCTTTCGCGAATTCGATCGCGCGGCGCTTGAAGTGCATCAGGCCGCGAGGCGCGTCCGTCTGGACAAACCACGCATCCGCGTCCGTTAGGTAGTGATTGCACACATACCCGCCGGACAGCATGCCCTTGACGGCGTTCTTGTCATTGTCAGCCGTCCCCGAACGCAGGTTCGAGTTCAGAACGCGCTCCGCCTCGAACACAAGCTGCGGCGGGATGATGAGCTTTTTCGGCTTGATCGCGATCTGCAGGCCAACGGAATTCTTGGCCGTGTTGATCATGATCATGACGTCTTCGAGAGCCGCTTCCGAAAAATCCGCCGGGGTGGCGAGATAGTTCGACTGCGTACCGCCCGTCGCGTTCGGATGATCGGCCGAGATCAGCTCTTGGCCGTCGCCGCCGGCGTAAGCCGCTGTGAACGCACGATTGAGAATGTTCGCGTGAACGATCTCCTTCGTGGTGCGCATGGAGAACGCCAGCATCTCCGCGCGGGAGAACGCCTTGTCCTTGTACTGATTGTCCTCAATCTCTTCCTGCGTCACGATGAAGCCAAGACCATACGTCACGTTGGTGTAACGGGTCGTGGCGCCCTGCGTGTGCGAGGTGTAGGAGATCGCAGCGCCTTCAGCCTTCTGTGGTGCGAGGCCAAAGCCGGTGGCCTCAACATCCTCCTCGTAGGACTTGTCGGAGTTCTTCTCTTCGAAGATCTGCGACCATTCCATCGGGTGCTTGTTGTAGGAAGCGCCCCAGACCTTGGCAACGCCAGGCCACAGCAGTTTGGGATGATTTCCCGAAGTGATAACAGACATCGGTCAATCCTCCTTAGATGCCGAGAGTACCGTCGCCGGCGGCGGTATAGCCGGGGGCTTCGGTATGTGCGTTGATCTTGACCAGCACTTTCGCGTGCGTGGCCGTGGTGTCATTGTCCACGCGGTTTACAGCGCCAAGGATCAAGAGCTGGTTCGACGCATCGGCCGCCGGGGCGTCCGAAGTGGTGTCTAGTTCAGCTCCGGAAATACCGGTAACGGTCGAGCCGGAATGCGTGTAAATGAGGTTGGCGTTCAGCCCGACCGAAGCAGCCGGGATAGCGCCGTCAGCCTGAATTTCGAACACAGCCGCCGGGTCGTCCATGACGTACGCAACACGCTCGGTCGAAGCCGGGTTGTACTGCTTGTCAAGACCGGCCGCAGGCGAAGGGGAGAAGCCGACGATCACGCCAGTAATGGCCTTCGTCATGCCGTCCACGTCACCAGCCGCCGTCTTATTAATCGACGGAAGTGTTCCGATGCCAAATGTGCCGGCGCCGGGAACAGTCACGGCGGCGGTGTTCGATGTGCCAGTCTTGACAACGGGATCGCCAATGAACAGAGCGGTCGCATAGTCAGACTGGACGTAATACGGGCGGACACGGGCGGTATAGCCCGAGCTTCCCTGATGCCCCACGGGCTTGAGCCCGGAAGGCGAGTCAACGTTGGCCATTTACGGCCTCCAATAATGAGAGTTGAGGGATCAGCGCCCTCGGGAGATCGTGTTGCCTCCACCGGGCACGTACGAAACGGCCTTTGTCAGACCGCCATCGACGACCTGCTCTCCACGCTCCATCGCCTTTTCGATGGTTGTTATGGATTCGAGCGATCGCGCTTTGTCTTCCTCGTGGTATTTCCTTGGCTTGCGGAGAAGATGCGTTTTCAGGCCGTGGCCGGCGTTACGCACAACCGGCACGTCTTCCTCGTTCTGGCCCTTGATCGTCACCTTCTCCCAGTCGTCGTTTACCGTCTTGTCGTGAACGCGACCGTCTTCGGTGTCATTCACCCAGCGATAAACGAAATCCGGGTGCTTGAGATTTTCTGGAACCGCAAGTTTCATGTTGCGCGTTTCGCTCGTGTCTTGACGGCGACGGCGCTTCTCCTTCTCGGCTGCAACGCGCTGCGCCTGAGGAGGAATGGAAAGGGTCTGGCGGGGGGTGTCGTTCATTGGGGTTCTTCCTTGAAATATTCTTTGGCGTAATCTTCGATCTCGTTTGCCTCGTAGACGCCGCTGTTCACGAGCGTTTTGAAGGCGCTCTTGGCTTCAGCAGGTAGACGATCCGATTGCCGCCCCCCTCCACCGCCACCGGCCATGCGAGAGCCGCTCTCGACCGCTCCAGCGCGCTTGCTGGGTGCCTTCTCGCCAAACTTCTCGGGGTAGACAGCGGCCACGCGGTTGCGGGCCTCAGCGAGCTTCTGTGCGAATGTCGCGCCCGGCATTTCGTCCGAGACTTCCGCGAATTCCGCGTCCATCAGGATCGTCAGCTTCTTGTCCTTCTGGAACCAGGCGTTCTCACCCTTCCATTCGGTCAGAGCTGCGAGATCGGCCGGCTTTAGAGCGCCGTCCTGCGTCTTCTCGGGCTCGGGTTCAGACGATTGCTCGTCCAGTTCCTTCAGCGCCCGTTCCTTGGCCTTTTCGGCCGCGTCGTAGCCTTCTTCATCGCCCAGCTTTACAGCTTCACGCTTGCGGGCCTCGAAGTCAGCGACCAGCTTTTCCTTCTGGCGCTCAAGCGCTTTTGCGCTCATCTTCTCCATGCGGGAGAAGCGCTCTTCCCATTTCTTCTCGACATCAGCGAGCTTGGCTTCAGCCTCGCGGGCGCGCTTCAGCGCAATCGGTAGGATGGTTTCGCCGCGCTCGACAAATTCCTTGGCCGAATAGAACTTGCGGGGCTTCTTCTCGCCCTTCCATTCCGATTCCGGCACCCAGCCCATCTCACGGGCTTCTGCCTCTAGTGCGGAGTCTTCGTCCTGCTCTGAGGAACCGCCAGCGTCTCCGCCTTCATCAAGCGTTACGTCCTGTTCGGCGTCCGCCGCATCCGCTTCAGGCGCAGGAGTGCCATCAGCGGCTTCGCTTAAAGCCTGCTCTGTCATTGCTCAGATTTCCTTGGGGTTGTTACGCGCGCCTCAGTCGAGGACGGCGTGTACGTCGCGATCGTTAATCACGCGGTAGTCAACACCGTCTCGGCCCTTGACCAAGTTGCCGGCGTATTTCTCGTAGAGGACAAGATCCCCGACCCTCGGGAGCAATGCTTCTTCAGGCCATTCGGCGTAAGAGAACGCGACGGGCGAAACCGCGATCAGCGTTCCCTTGGTGACCGCGTACTGTTCGCGGTCCTTCGTCGTGTCAGGAATGATAATGCCGCCCTTGCTGACCTGTTCGGCGCTTTCGGGGCGGACAAGTACGCGATACTCGGTGGGGTTAATCCCGCTCGGGTTGTTCAAGGGCTATCTCCAGTTCCTCGAAGGTCAGATTGACCAGATCGTTCACGACCTCATGGCGCGCCCGAAGATCAGCCAGCATGACGGGATCAGCCCGTCCCGCCGACCACGACTCGTTCAGCCATTTGGTCTTGCACTGCTCGGCAAGTCCGCCAATCGCCTCCATCACCTGCTTGGTGATCGGATGCGTACGCCATGCCTCGAAGGCTTCAGCGCGCTCCTGGCGCTCATTGTCTTCGGGGGTCATGCTGTGATGTGCTTGACGGCCCACATGACCGCTTCTTCAATCTTGGTTTTCGCGATTGAGGTCTCGCGGCTGTTGCCGAGGCCAGCGACCAAATTATGAAACGCGAGTCCCTGATCCTTGATCGCCTGCATATTGGCTTTCTCGTCGTCGCTCAGAACGCGATAGGCATGTCGCATGGTGTTGTTCACCGTGCGGTCGTCTGATGTGCTGTCTACATTGGTCATGGTCTTCTCTCCCTTTCTAAACACAGCGTCGGCTACCGCAGGAATCATCTTTGACACTTGATGGCCCCGGCGACGGCGATCAGAGTTATGATCACGACAAGCGCGATACCTACAAACCAGTAGAGGGACGCAGGTACCGCAGGACACGCCGACACCGGCTCAAGAGCCTCCTGAATTTCTGCCAGATGCTTGGCCAAGCCGTCGAATGTCTCTTCCCTTGTCATGCCTGCTCTCCTTTAGGCTGCTTTGCTCTTCGCCTTCAGTTCACGCTCTTCAGCGCGCTCGCCACGATCCAGCGCGTCCTTCTCGGGAGCCTCAAGGGCTTCAACCGCTCGGACTTCACGCTCAATCGCCTCGCCCTCAATGTCGGCAAGGTTCTTCTGACCCTTGGTCTGCTTCTCGAATGCAGAGGCTTTCTTGTCCTCGATCTCGGCTTCAGCCGCAGCCAAGGTCATCGGATCAGGCCCCTGTTGCGGAGGCAGTAGCTTGTCAACGTCGGAAGCGCCGATGGCCGTGTAATAACGGCGGAGGATTTCCTGCGCGCCGGCCGGGTTCATCTCGATCGTGTTCAGCATGGCTTCAGCCCGCGCCATGCGCTGCATGTCCGTCACCGTCTTCGGATCAGCAACCGGGCAGATGTCGTATGTGCCCTCTTCGTAATCCTTGCGGGCGACGGCTTTGGGCGTGTCCAGCAGATTGAAATACGCTTCTTCCGGAAGATGGCGGGCGTTCAGCTTGTAAAGCAGCCCGAATTCCTTCTCCAGGCTTAGATAGATGCGCTTGAAGATCGCCGTGAAGACCTTCGTGCCTTGTTCGATAAGAGCAAGAGTCGTCGTCGCCGTCTGGTTCTCCGAGGACTGCCCCGTGAGAATGTCCTTCGTCGCCGTGATGTCCTTGCCGGCTTCAATCAACATACCAAGAAGCGAGAACAGGACCGCGCTCGGCCCCGGATGCTCCATGTTGTAGATCGCGTCTTTCAGGACAGACCCAGCAGCATCGACCGTGTGATAAACACCGGGCGAGAACCGAAGCTGAGACTTCTTCAGCCTCACTCCAGAGCCGATAAACCCGCCACCCGCGTTCTGAAGATGGCCGGCATCCAGCATTTGGTTGATCGTGGTGTCGATCGCAGCCCCGAGAGACTCAAGAAGCTGGCCGAAACCAATATCGTAGAACCCACCCTTCGGATCACGGATGAAGCCGAACTTGACGAAGTAATCCCGCTTGGCGATGCGGATGATGCGATCACCCTCCTCGTTCTGCTTGATGTCCTCGGCTTCGAAATTGGCGACGATGCGGACAACCTTTTCGGTTTCGCAATGCACCGTGACGATATAGGGCTCGCGGTAGCCGTCTTCGTCCAGATCAAGCCAGCAATGCTGTTCGATGAATTCATGCGGCGCCATCTCGTCGCCATCGGCGGATGACGGGCGGCCAAGCTCCACTTCAAGCCATACACCCGACCGCATGCGCTCTTCACAGGCGTTCGGATCGCGATAGAAGCGATGCGTGACCCGGGGAGCATCATCAAGGCTTCTTGTTGCCTGATTGACGATCAGATCGATACCGGGGACCAATTCCGAGACATTACGTTCTAGCGTGGCGTCCCAATAGACCTTTCGGAATGCCGTGCCCACAATCGGAAGCTGGATCAGGAGCGTGTCCGTGTCCTCTTCCCATTCCTTCATCTCCTTTTTGAGCTGCCAGCTCATGTGCTCGGAGATGCGCTCGCCCTTCTCGGCCTTTACGCCAGGCTTGACTTTGTAGATGGTTTCGCCGGTTCCCGGATTGACCGCCGGCTGCCCCGTCTGGGGATCAATCTCGGGAATACCGTCGTCTTTACCAACAACCTTGGACTTGACGATCGTGTCGCCCTCGACCACGGCGGGATAAGCACGGGCATTGAACTGAAGGGCCGCAACGGTAATCAGCGGCCATTTGACATTCGATGCGCCCTGAAACGGATAGTTTCTCGCCTCCCTAACTTGAAGCGCCAGATCCATCGAGTTCTTCGCGGCCTTGGTCCATTTCTCGCGCGAGGACTCGTCGATCTTCCAGCCTTCGATGACGGTACGCGCGACCTTGGACAGATCTTCGTCAGACAGCAGCTCAGCCGCGTTTACGGACTCAACGATCTCGAACAGCCGGTCTAGCACCTGCTTATGCGACGGGGCGTTTTCGGTCTTCATCAGTACCCCGTCGTCGTCTTCCGAGTCAACTGGCTCTGTAATGGCGTGCGCCATGCCCGTCATGATCAGGTAGCGAGAGGCGTCCATGAGGTGATCGTTTTCCTTGACCACCTTGCCCTTCTCGTCGCGGCGATAGATGCGATACTCAGAGCGCCAGTTCTGAAGCGTCTTGAAGACCTTCATCTTGCCGGTCGCGAGCCGCTGGTAGACAGCGAAAATCCCCGCCTCAACAGCGTTGTCCGCCTCGACCAATCTCAGGCCTAAAGCCCTGTACTCATCCTTGAGCTTCGAGCCGTCCTTCTGGTTTGAACCCGCGGAGGCAGGATCAATCGCGCCCGTCAGCCATGTACCGCGCGCCATGATGGCGTTCGCATGTACCGGCGGAGGCTGCTGGCCAGCGTAATATTCCGAATAGAGGTAGACCGTATCGCTCTCGCGGTCCCACGCGCCCCAAAGCGCAGCGGTCCTGTTCCAACCAACGTCAAGCGCATAAGCACGCGGCCACCATTTCGGCAGTTCAAACGGATCGCAGATGATCTCTTCTTCGACGACCGGATAGATGGCGCCGGCCCCAAGTGACGGTATGCCCTTGGCGCGTGAATCCCTCTGATGCGGCGGGATCGACTCCCACAGGCGCGCCTTGTCCTCTTCTGTGAGGTGGGGCACGTCATCCCATGTGGCCTGTACGCAGACCCGATCGCTCACTTGTCCACCGAAGGTGCAAGGTGCGGAAGGAACCTGAGCGAGATCTTCGTCAGACCCTCAAGCGGCGTGAACGTGCAGAGCATCATCCCTCGCGTCGTCATCAGGCGCATCATGCACTCGTCGTACACATCCTCGGGCGGCTCTTCGTCCAGCCACGCCAGATGCTTCGCCGTGCCCTGAAACTTCTTGCGGCCCTGGTCGTAGCTCTTGAAGCCGATCATGCTCTGGCCGCCGGAGACATGCCGTATGAGCGCCGTGTCGATCGCGCCAGCTATTCCCTGGCGCTTGGTCGGCTCGCCAATGATGCGGTCTGCCGGGATAAGGCCCGTGCCGAGTTGCCCCAACTGCCCCATGAGCGCGGCCTGAACGATGTCGCGCGTCGTCTCCGACGTATCGCCCGCTGCCCATGCTTCTATCGGGTGGTCGAACCGCCGACCCTCCCACCAGTCGGGATAAAGCCCCGTGAGGTGCAGCGCCGTCTCGTATCCGCCAACGCCCCACGTCTTGCCGACGCGGTTAGCCGCCATCATGCAGCGCTCGAAGCTCGTTAGCCCCGAGGCGAAGAACTCCATGTGCTTCGGATATAGCTCGCGCCTGAACGGTCCCTCGTCAGGATACAGAGCAAACAGCTTGTTGCGCTCAATGCGCCGTTTCTGCTCCGCTTCCAGCGCCGTCCTGATCTTGTCCAGACTCTCCCCTGACAAAGGCAAGGAGGAGGGCGAGATCATCGTCTGACAGTCCGTCAAATGTGCCGTCCTTCAGATGCAGTTCCTTAGGCACAATCTGTGCAATTACCTTGAGATAGGCATCGGGCTTTTCAGCCCTGACCTTCTGGATGGCCTCTACGCCCTTCGCCTTGAAGTCGTCATGCAGCGCGGAGATGAACTCTTCGCCCAGCTTGTTCCGAGACCCCTTCGGGCGCCCGTTCGGGTTGCCTGACTGACCAGGCTTCCACGGCTCTTTCAGCCCCTGGTGTTTCTCGGGTGCAGATTCACCGTCAGCCATGTCGTCTCACTTAAACGCCGGATGCAGGCACCCTGTCTGTGCATCGCAGGGTTTGGCTTCGAGCTTTCCATGCGCTCCGCCAAAAGCTATCGACAGAATGACAATGAATGCAGCCACGATTATTCTCCGTGTTCTTCAATCGCGCGGGATAGCTTCATGAAACCGGCGTGGAGCAACATGCCAACAGAGGGCGCTTCGCTATCGCGGCCCATGCCGAACACTTCACAGCTATTGCCGAGGATGACCAAGCCAGCGCACCCAACATCGCCAAAGTCGCCGGCCTCGATCTGGTCAGCCAGCCTTCGGAGGGTCGCGGCGGGATCGCGGTAGTTCGACTCGAAGAGAGTGACGACTTCCGCAACCCACGCTGTCTAGGTCAATACCCTGGTTTATATGAGGTGGTGTTGCCGCGTTCGATTCGGGGAATTGGTTAGGTGTGACGAATGGTGCCGGCGGGACCGCTAACAATCTCCGGCTTGTCTTCCGCCTCAGGCAGAGCGATCAGCTTGTCAATTTCCTCTTCAAGCTCAGCCAGCGCGTCTTGACGGTCGCAGAAGTAGCAGCGGCCCTCATGGTCACAAACGCCATGACACCGAATGCACCCACGCATCACCATCTCCTGCATTGCCCGTGAGGGGTTAGGCGAACAGATCGCTCAGCGAGAAACGTGTCTCATGTGCCGGCCCGACAACGCGAAACCGCTTGTGGTCGTCGAGATAAACAGGGCTCACGGTCGGCTGCCATTCTTCCGGCGCTTCAAACACTGTGAGGCCGTCGCCCTTGGGCTCGCGGAGAGGCGTCGGCGCCGTTGTCGTCCAGACATTCCCAAAGCTCGCGTTCGGCTTCATCGCCCTTCCCTTCGCCCCTGAGGGCTATGTGCTACGAGTGCGCTACGCCGATATTCGCACACTGCTTAGGTGTACAGGTTCACCACATGTCTCCAAGGTCCGGAGCCAGTGACATGCAGGACGCAGCCAACCAATCGCACTCGTATTCCGTATCTCTTTCCGCAAAGCGGAGGGGAAGGTCAGAAACTCTTCTCCGCCACTCGCTTCATCTCTCGCCGCAGACGGTTCAGTTGCCTCTGGCGCGCCGTCAGCTTCGGATCGAAGTCTCGCGCTGCCCATGATTTCTCGGGCGAGGAGATTGGCGTCGGGGCCTTCGGGCCAGTCACCACATGAGCATTACGCTCCAGCGGGGTCTGGTCGTGATAAAGCCCCATCGATTCATTCGTCTTGGCGAATTCCCCGAAGTGGAGAGCGGCCGCCGCGTCATACGCTCTGGCTGCGGCCTGCTCATCATCGAAGGTGCCGAGCACATCAACCGCGCCGGCAACATTGATCTTTGCCGACCACTTGCCGCCAGACCTGAAAACGCCCTTGAACCTGGAAGTCTTTCCATCCTCGCGGCGCTGAACGAAACTGTTCTGCGCATTCTGCGAAGCGGTCACGACGCGCAAATTGCTGCGCCTGTTATCGAGGCCATTGCCGTTGATATGGTCCGCTAACTCCCCGGGCTTCAGGCCGAGGATGTAGCGGTGCATCATGCGCTGGCTCTTGCCGATCTTATTGGTGTTCGTCGCAGCGTACCGCGTGCCGCCAGACGTACGGATCGTCCAGTCATACTGGGAGACGCGCTCGATATCCTCATCGTCAATGAGAGCGAAGATGCGCTTGGCAACCCTGATGCGGACGACCACCCGACCTCCCATGCAAAAAACGCCCGCTAAAAGCAGGCGACAGGCCAAAGGCCGGGCAGTCCGGAGAATGATATCCTCGATATCGTACCGAGGAGGTGCCGGTACCTACCCGCGAACAACGCGCCGCCCAAGTCACGAGCGACAATACATTAATACGCGATTTGTTGCTACATTGCGATGAGTCAAATTGACTCAGGCGGCGCGGATGTGTTCGACGTTCACGACAAGTGGCTTCGTCTCCTTGCCGAGAGATTCAAGCCACAGCCTCACCTTCTTGCCGCCATCGTCCTTTGCGATAAATGCGATGAGGCCGGCAAAGGGGTTATCGTCGTTGAACACGACGCGCTGGCCCTCCTCGAATTCCTGGCGCTTGGTGGTGTCGATGCGTCCGCGATTATCGTATTCGCTCATAAGCTCGTCCATGACCGCGCCGGGTATGCGCATCGGCCTCTCGGCCCCGGGCTGCTTCACGATGGCGCTGACGTTGATGAGGTCTTGCACGGCCGAGATATCGCCGTCATCGATCAGGCGCACGAAAATGTACCGCGAGAACAGCGGAAGCTCGTCATCGAACACCTGCACCACGGTTCGCCCGGGTGATTTGCGGCGCCTGCGGACGCGCACAGAGGGGAACCACGACCAGAGCGCCAGCTTGCGCTTGACCTCCTCGTAAGCCGCCTCTTCTGCCCCGGGGCGCGTCATGACAGCCACCCAGCCGAAGTCTTGTTTCGTGAACGGTTTCATTCTCTCTATTCCCCTTAGCCCGTGTGAGTGTCAGCGCTTGCGCTTTTGAATAAGTACGCGGTCGG